GTTACTGGATTAAACGGATCACTTGGAGGAGAGAATCCTCTTGCTGGATCAAAGTCAACCTCAATATCAAAGAAGCATGTATGTAGTTTCGGAGCCTCAATCTTTAGATAGTTCTCACTAAGACATCTAAAGACGATAGGAATATCAGACTCAAACAAACGTTTCTTGCTATGAATACGTTTCTCTTTCTCCCATTCTTGTTGTCTTCTCGATGCAAACTTAGTCACCGAAGTCCCATACAATGAACGATGTTTACCTTTAGGTTCTTCGTAATAGAGAACATAATTAGTAGGATATTCTTTGAATACCCTCTTGCCCTCAGGACTACGTTCTACTACATGAATTCTGTCCGCAGACTTATCGTGTATTGCATCGACATAACTCATAGTGCTATTATACTATAAAGTTGTTCTGATTGCAACCGATGAGTCTCAATTCCTGGGTGTTCATTGTCCAAAGCATAATCCTTAAATGTCAATTTGATATGATCGATAAAGTTTTGCATTTCGATCAAGTCGGGTTTTATTTCTTGTGCTATTTCTGGCACATTAAGAAACGAATAATTTTTTATATTTTTAGAGTTTAATATCATTTCTGCATGTTGTATGGATAACCAATTATTCCAGAACTTTTGTTCTTCACTTGTCTCACCTAACATAACTTTATTGATTTCTATTCTATGATGAAGTTCTTTAGACTTTGATGATATCTGAAAACCTGCATCAATTTTATTAGTCATTAGGTAATTTTCATATCTATCAAAATATGAATATCCTATTACAACTAAATCATCTTGTTTAAACTTGGTTCGTAAAATATCTAGTAAAATTTGATAATTGCCCGAACCACATGCAGATAAATTTAAACAATCATAATCTAACTTTTCTGCTAATAGATTTGGCCAAGCAAACTTACTAGGTGAATCACCAGGACGTCCATTTCCTATATAACAGTCAGGTAAACTGTGACCATATGTAAATGAACATCCAAACGTGACTAGCCTTGGCATTAAAGAGTTCTGCCAACAGTCTCCAAGATATCGTTTAGTTGTTCATGGTCAGCATTTACATCAGTTAGTTTGCTCTTATGAGCAATTCTGATTGCTTTCTTTAGAATTGAAGGCTTGATTTCAAGTTCTTCTGCGATTGCTTTTACAGTATCGTTGAGTCCTTCATTTAGATGCTCAACTTCTTGCATTACTCCCATGCCCTCATTTACCAGTTGTTTCATTTTAGTAACTTGTTCTGGATTAAAGTATTTACCTGCCATTATTATCTCCTATGATTAAATTGTGAATCTATATGCATAGTATACAGGATTTTCTGTATACTGTCAAGCATTTTATGGGTTATATTACCCGTTTCTATCATCTTCGTTTCGATTGATGATTGTTTCTAATAAAGAAAGCGGTGCACCCTCTAGTTTAGAATAGTATAGCAATGCTTTAGTGTCTTTAGGCAAACAATGTCCACCAAATCCAAACATACCGTCTGGTCCTGGTACTTGCATATGACTGTCACCTACTCTTGGGTCACGTTTCAACATATCTGTGAATTGTTCCCATGTTGTTTCAGCATCACTTGATTGGTGCAAATGAAATAACTCATTAAAGAATGATACTTTCGTTGCTAACCAACTGTTAATTGTGTATTTTATCAGACTTGCTGATGTTAAATCTGTTTTAAATGTGGGTACGATTTTGACTTTGCTGTAATGAATATATGCTTGTTCTACTTCTATACAATCTTCTAATTCTCCACCTAGTATTTGCATATTTGGATTAATAAAGTCCTGTAGACTGTTTGCTTCAGTTAAGAACTCAGGGTTGTATACTAGTCGTAAGTTGCTGTAAAGTGTCTTAAACTGCTTTAAATGATGCGGAGTGATAGTAGATTTAACTACTACAACACCTTTGTATTCTAATTGATTTAACTCTGATAATATTCTACGTGCTATCTGAGTGTCCACATCTAAATGTTCTGTCTTAAATTCGGGTGTGATTTTAATTTGACTGTAAGGAATGTTGATTACTTCTACTGCTACTTGTGGGGTAGGTACGCAGACAAAGATAATTTCTGCTTCCCAATTAAATAAATCTTCTATTGTATTATCATTAAACTTTGGGTCTACTACAAATTGATTGCCTACTAAGTCGAATCCACTTTGAACTGCTGAGCCAACAAACCCTGTACCGATGATACCTAACTTCATATTGTACCTTTAATTTTCTCTATTAAGTATAAGTCTTCGTATTGAGGATCGCCTACGTATTCTGGAGCATCTATTAGTGCTTTGTCTACTTTCATTTTGATATCCCATAAACGTTTTTTCATGGATGAACCTGTCCAGCCATCATTGCGTGGGTTATTCATTTCATATGCTAGTTCCCATATTATATGGCATGCTCCTTCGCTGTCTGGTATTATCATATATTCTCTAATTCTTTGTTCTGTCTAGTATAATATTTAATGCGGTAAATGTCAAGCAAAACATTTCCCAAAAGCATTTTTTGATAAATAATAGTATGAGAGCCTCACAATTTATCAACGAAACACCACTACAAGACTTAGAGAACAGACTTCCTAATATTAAAAGCGACCAATATAACGTTGACGAGAAAGGGAAAATTTATCGTAATGCTAGAGACGCCGCTAAACAAGCACATAAGGCAAGAGAGCAATTAACTGCATCAGATGAAATGTTTAGTGATGGCTTAAACATTAATACTGAAATAAAGAAAGCCGCTAAGTGGATGGGAGATGTATTAAAAGTTGAAAATCTTCCTAAAATCCAATTAAGTTATGATACAAAAGAGGCACAAGACGGTCATCATACAGGTAGACATGAATTAGGAACAGATGAGATTTGGGTCTATGGCAACAGAAACTTAGTTGATATACTTAGAACAGTATTCCACGAATTAGTTCATATTCGTCAAGGAGAAAAAGGTATGATTGAACCCGGTTCTAGTTACCCTGGTTCTCCGATAGAGTCGCAAGCCGATGAGATTGCTGGTAAATATATCAAAATCTACGGTGAACAAAATCATCACATTTTTCAATAAACTTAAACGTAAATTCACAGAACACCCACACTCTTTGAACGAAACATACTTTGAACATTTAAATTGTGCGTTATATTACGGACTAAGTATGATAGTGACGGGATTTGCAGTGCTAATACATGCAATCTTTCCGTTCACATTTATAACTACTGGCAGTAATCTTGCAAAAGAGATATGCAAGGAGATTGACACAAGGAAAACATTATGATTGAGTCATTAAAACAATTACACAAAGAGACTATTTGGGCAGTCCAACGAAAGTTTAATCTATCTGATTATGCCCTACTCTGGTTATCATTTGCAGAAGGAGTTATTATAACTCTTCTTTTCGTAGCATTTGTATAAATTCTTTAGATTTCTGAGTACGAACACCAGTAACTTGTAATGTGATACGAGGATAATGTCCTGCATTTGCAGTAGAGTGAGGAACATCTTGCCATCTAAATGTAGTGACATCTCCTGCTTTCCAATGTTCAAATGTGTAGTTACCGTAACTAAACCATTGGCCAGGTTGCCAATCTGATAGTTGAATCATGTATCGTTCTACTGTGTCTGGATCTTCAAAGTTCCATTTCTCTAACTTGTCCATGTGTAAGTTCCATACTTGACCTGGATGCTGTACATGAACTCTAGTCATCATATCATCTAAGCCAAATGCATCTGCTAGTTCTTGTAAATTAGCAGGTACGTCCCAGTTAAGATTAGTTACTACATAATCTTTGCCATAACCAGTCTTTTCTAAGTCATAGTCTTCTTGTAAAAATTCTTCTTCACCTCTGACTTTAGATTCTTTTTTAGGATTGCCTCTAGTACGCCACGTTGCTTCTTTAGATTCTTCAACAAGTGTGTCTAACTGTGATTGTTCCATTGATAAAGGAATCTGTCCTACTCTATCTACTGTATCGTATAGAGGATCCATTATCTCAGAATCAAAATGATAGTTACTTCTTAATTTTAATTGTTCCCAACTGCTTTGTGTCATATTACTTTTACTCTTACGTTTTTCATTACATAATTTTGTAAATAAGGCTCTGGTGGACAATCTATAGGCAATGCTTTTGCTAACTCACGATTACCTTGAGGCTCAACACCATCAAACTGATCCCATGCTTCTAAGATATTTTTGTTCTGCTTATCAATGATCTTAGCCATCTCTCTCAAGTTCTTATAGTATTTATGATAGAGTGGATAGGTGATGTCAAAGTGTCCGCATCTTACCCACCAGCCTAAACATGCGTCATC